CTTCTCACTTCTTCTAATGACTGATTTGCTCTTTCCATTTGAGCAATTCCTTCTCTCCTAGCTTTTAGTTCTGCCATCTTACTTTCTATTTCATATGTTTTTCTTTTTGTTCTCGCTGTTCTAACTGAACTAATTGCACTAAATACAGAAGATGCTGCTGATATTATTTGTATACCTTTAAGTAAGGTAGGTGCTGCTGTTGCGACTGCTGCCATATTATGTTCCTTGATGTGTTGCTACTTTATACTCCATACCAAGAAGTGTTAGCTTCAATGGTACATCCTGTTCAATGGTTATTTTACCCTCATCGGTATAACCAAGTATTCCATGTAGGGTTTTAGTGCCTGTAAACTCAGGTACTGCTTCATCTAATATATCTGATCCTAAAGCTCTAAATGGAATATTTGTTCCATTAATCTTCATATGTTGTGAGTTTAACACCAAAGCATTAACCTCTACTATTCTTTTTTTAAATCCTAATCGTGTTCCTACTGCTAGTCTTAACTCTACTGGCATAGTAACTGCTCTAGTAGTAAATGGTAATCCAACTTGAAATGATGTAGTAGATGCTCTAGTAAATGTAACTGTATTACTTGATACAGCTTGTTGTGCTTGAACTGCACCATCTAATATAATATCTACTGTAGCTGTATCTAAATGTGCCACAGTTGCAGAGGAAGCAGCTGTTCCGGTTATTGCACTATCAACTAACATATCGTCATCAAAGTATTCTAAAAAATAATAATCAGTAGAATCTATTGTTCTTTTAACTACAGTATATATGGTTGTTATGTCAACTCCAACATCTAAGTAACTGCCATCTGTATTCCATTCTGATGGTGCTATTACATTTTGTGATCGTAACAAAGAATAGACTGCCATCGTTCCATCATCACTATTTGTAATAAGTAACAAGTCATTCTCATCTGTAGCAACAGATTTTCTTAAAGCTATGTTTGTAGGTGTTTTAAGTAAATGTCCATTAAGCAAACTAACTTTTGTAGTTATATATGATAATGAAGTATCAGTAAAAGCAAACTCACTTAATGATTTACCTTGTCTTTGTAAAAACAAAGTTCCTGTTTCTAACTGTTGCACTCGCACATTTTCTTTTGCACCATTACGAGTTGCAGTTCTTATAAAAAAGTTCAATGGTGTGATAGGATCAAGACCTTGTTGTGGAACATAGAACTCACCACCAGTTGTAAAGATTTGTAAATCACGACCACTTGTAATATCAACTATACTATTAAAAGTAGATGTATCAAGAGTAGCTTCTAGTGCATCATCATCTAATCCTTCTTCTGGATCAAAGTCAAAGAACAATCCTACCTTACTGCCAAAAACTGTAGATGGTCTAGCTTTTACTCCACCAAAAAATAATCTACCTTCATGGAAGGTTACTGTTCTAGGATATCCTCTTGTTGCACTCCATACAGCTTCATATCCAGTTTCTAACTCCCAATTACCATTTGCTATAGCATTTGTATCAAAAAATGGAAACTCTGTAATAACATTGACTACAGTTGAGCTTACTCTTTGCACAATCTTTGCTCTACCTTGTGGAAATGCATTTATGTATTGTCCTACATGAGATGCACTAAACACACCACTACTTGCAGTAATTTTTACATTACCAGCAACTTTATCTGGAGTTATAGTTCCAGCCGGATTACTAGCTGCTGGAACATAATTGTATTTTGGTATTGAATCAAAACTTATAGCAGATGCAGTCCAATTATTATCACCAGCACCCCTTACTATTTTTATAGGTGCTAAATCTTCTTGCACCACTATCAATGTATCAGCACTTTGCACCCAACACATTTTTTCAACTATAGCACCAGTAAGACCTAACGAAGTAGTATCCAAAAAATCATTACCACTACTATTTATATTTGTAATAACTTGTTTATTTTTTACTACAGTCATTCTATTGTGAGTAAATACTAACATATAAGAATCACTTGTAGAAAACTCAAACGATACTAATCGACTACCATTAGCTGTAGATTCTGATCCAGAGTTTGGTAGCGATGCTAAATACTTTGAGCCAGGTCTACGATGAATACCACCTTGTGGTTGCACCACAAAGTTATTACATTCTTCTAATGCATTGGTGTATGCCTGTAAATCTACTCTTGCACGAAGAAGTGGATCAAGCTCACCAGTAGAAAAGTTTGTCTGTAAACTTACAAATCTTGCCATTAATTACGAACCTCAATTAGCGAGTAATCATCAATATAGTTATTAGGTTGCGTTTGTCCATCAATACTAATAGCTGTTCTAAAGTAGCCACCTCTACCATTCTCACCTGGTGTTCCTACAGCTACTGACTGCCAGTATGCAGCTTTATCAGTTTGATCTGTAACAGGTAATGATAAATGCCATGCCATATAATATTTTAAAAACTGTACAAAGTAAGTAGGCATTTCAAATGGCTCAACATCATATTGATAGTCAACATAAATTTCTGTTTCATCTGTCAGTAATTTATCTTGTAAAATTCTATAAGCATTAATTGGTCGTTGCCCAGCTGTGCTTGATATAAACACTTGTCGTGGAGGACCAATGCGATCACTTGGTAATTGATATTCGTATGTATATTCTGTAGTAGGGGTAGTTGCAAGTCGTGCAAGTTGAACTTTTTTAAAACTAAATGTCCAAGGATATTGCATAAGAGATTGTTTTTTTATGTCCTCAAACAATGAGTCACAAATATTTGCTGCATCAGTTCCTTCTGTAAATGAGCTGATTGACTTTGCACCAATCATTAATAATGCGTCTGAACAAATTCCTAGTGCTGTATCTCCACTTGCCATACTTTCCCTTTATAAAGACAAAAGGGTAGCCATAAGACTACCCTTGAGTTTGATTAATAGATGAAAATTAATCTGAGTCAGTTGCTGTAATTGTAAGACCATCTGTTACATCAACGACACCTGAAGCATTACTTGCAACATATACCCAGCTTAATGCTTGAGTACCACCAGTTGAAGTTCTGCATAAAATTACATCACCAACTTCTAATGTATCAGAAAGATCATTGAAGTAGCCAGATGTGTTTACATCAGCAATAGCATCTGCTGTACTGTAACCATATAAGGATACTGCATTTCCACTCTTTGATGCACCATAAGTAGTGAATCCTGTTTTGTCAAAAGCCATAATTTATCTCCTTATTCTCTAGCTGTTATTTTAACAATACCTTCGTCATCGATAGCTACTGAACCAGCAGAGAAAACAGAGTTGACTAAGAAAGAAGTTTTCTCAGCAACATAGTTAATCTCAGTTCTAGCTGCAATACCTTCGCCATAACCGACTGCATCCTTGTGGAAAGCAAAAAGACTTCTATCGCTTGAACCATCAATAGCTAATCCACCTTCTGATCTATCGCCCAACACATGGAAGGTAAATCCGAGGAAAGTATTAATTTCACCAGCGACCAATGCACGAACTGTATTGAAGTCTGCACTAGTAACACTAGTTTCAGATAGTAAAGAAGCTAAAGAATTAGCATGAATAATCATGTGTCTATCTGTTGGTGGAACATTGTTTGTGTCCAACAATTTTTTTGCTTCTCTTAGTTTAGCAACATTCATGTTTGTATCTGTGCCACCAATATCATTTGATACAGTCAATGATGTAGATGAAGCAGTTAATGCATCTAGGATCAATTGATCCTGTCTTCTGCTAATAGCATTAGATACAACTTGAACTAATTCCTGTCTTTCATCAAAATTAACTTTAGCTTGATTAAAGATGTCAGAATATTCTGCTGCATTCCAATCTTCTAATGTAGCTGTTACTTGTGAGAAATCCACATTCAATGGTGTTACGTCTGTTTGTGGAACTCTAAGAGTAGCTACGCCTTTACCCGCTTTAGGGAATTTTGCTGTTGAACCTTCAACGCCTCGTCTTTGTCTAACCGCACCAACTAATTGTGCTTTAGCTTGGTAAGCCTGTTTAACTTCGGCATCAAATAAGGTAACAAAAGCATTAGATAAACCAATAGCCATTATTGACTCCTTATAGTAATTAATAAAGTAAAATTAATCGCTGTGGTATGCCAGACAGGTCTGGGCCGTGCTTGCTATTTACGATAGCCAGTCGACAAGACTACTTGCGTTTAAGGGTTACATGAATATGTAATAGGCCTCATGTGTAATATACCACATAAAGCCTATTAATACAAGACTTGATTAACCGTAAACTTGCTGAAAAGCGCGTTCTACTTTCTTACGGTATGCTGGATCTGTTTGATACTTAGGATCTGCAACAAGCTGTTGTAGTTCCTCTTTAGAAGGTGTGCCTTCAACTGGAGTAGTTTCGACAGGAATACGACCTTCGTATGATGCTCTAAGTTTCTCTAATGTTGCAATACCTCTTGCAGTACCACCCATGACTTTAAACTCCTCAAAGTCATCTTTAGACCATACACCTTTATTAACTAGATTACTAGCCCATTTAACCATGCCATTGATACGTGCTTCAGCATTAGGACCGAGTAGTTTCATTTCTTCTTGTGTATTAATCTCTGCTTGTTGAGCATTCCCAATACCCATCTCAACAACTTGACCAACTAGGTCATCTAAGGCAGATTGACTAATACCATAGTCTTTTGCCCAGCTTAATACATGCTGTCTTAATGGATCATCATCAGGTGTTTCACCAAAAGCAGATGTATCATAGTTACCATCTTCTGGTGCTTTGTGTTTACCTTGTGATATTTTCTTGCGTAGATCAGCCCATGATTTAGCAATACCTTCAAGATCTGGAGAGTCTTCATCTTTCTTCCAAAAGTTTTCAGGCCACCAATCTGGTCGTTCTAGTGGTTCATCATCCTCTGCTTCAGCTAAACCAAATTCTTCCTTGGCTTTAACTTCTTCAGGATCACGATGATCTATTTCTACTTTTTGTGGATTCTCGTCAGCATTAGCTTCTTCGACTTCAGGAGTTGCTCCATCGAGTAGGCCAGTGCTTTCTTGATTATCCACACTAGGCTCGACTGTTTCTTCCATTATAATTTCCTTGCTCTAATTAACCTTGCTTCTAAATCCCTAACGATACTATTTTGTCCTTCACGGTAGTAAGCGTAGCTAGGATCGCTACCTGGCAAGGCAACAGGTTGCTCAACAACTGCTTCACGCAGCCATTTGATTAACTGTTCACCGTCCTCACCCCCAAGGACTCTTAGACAGAGACGATCAACATCATCTCTTTTTTGATTCACATCTCTAATATCAAGTGGTAATGCTTGATCTAAATCTTCCCATCCAGCCATATATTATCCTTGTTGCATCATCTCCTGTGCAGCTTCTGGATTCTGTTGTTGCATTTGCTGTGCCATTGCAGCGGCTTGTTGTTGCATCATTGCTCGCTCTTGTGGTGTTGGTCTTAACTTCTGAGGAACACCTAGCTTCTCTGCAATGTAATCTAACATCTCATCTATCTTAATTGACATCATGCCTTGTGGTCCAGCTTGTTGTGCAATCTGTGCATATTGTAAGATATTTTGTACATCATCCATATTCTGCGCCATTGCTAATGGTGCTACTGGACTAATCTTAACTTCAAGTCCATTAACCTTTAGCGGTAATGAAATTATACCACGTTGATCCATGACTTCTAGCATCTTGCTAACTAGAGGAATCATTGTTTCATTGATGAGTCGACCAAATGCAGAACCTAAATTTTGTGATAACTCTTTCATTCTTTCAACAACTTCTGTTGCTGATCGAGCTGACATATTATCTGGTGGTAATGACTCATCAAGTAAGATACGTTTGATGTTAGCTACTAAATCGTTAATCACTAATTGTGATACATTAAAGTCACCTGATCTTGGTAATGGTTTGAGTGATTCACCTTGTGGTCCACCATTACGTGCAACAGGAATAATAGCACCCGGCATAATCTTCACTGTATTAGGATTCAATACACCATCATCTGCTGCTGTATAAACACCAGAGATAGAGAGAGAAGCATTCTTCAATACTAACTCTTTTGTTTTATTCAATGTCTTAATATCTGGTAATGCAGTAATCAATGGTCCACGACCATATACTTCACCAGCTACTTTAGCATATCGTGATACCACCCAAGGACTATACTTCATGCGTTTATATACAAGTTCAGTCTTAGATTCTTTATGAATCACATGATAGCAATAGTCACCACGTTTCTGATCTAGAATAGTTGCTTCAATTAGCTCCACATCATCTGTTGGTTTTTGATCTATCTTTGTTTGTAATTCTTGTGGTATCTCTGCTTCTGGCCATTGACGTTGTATAGATTCACCCTTCATACGCATACGTCTATATACATTATCTACTTGACC